CCTTCCCATGCCCACCTGTGTGAAGAACGGGAAGTGCTAAGGTGATAAGCCTCAATTTGTTCTTGATGGTTCTCGCCTTAGTGATGCTGCTACTGGCCGGGTTGAACGTTCCGGGTCATCCGCGCTTTAACTTTGGATGGCTCGGGATGTTCTTCTGGCTGTTGGCCATTACTTTACGGTAGGCAGAACCTCTTGCCCAGTAGTAGAGTGATGGAGTATACTTAGGATGACCAATGTGATGTTGGTCAACAAATCTAAACCGGGATGGTTAACTGAATATGCCGTTTGAATTTCAACCTACACTCGAAACGCTGGATGAAGTACCGCAGAACTATCGGGCGCTCTACTCACAGGGTGAGTCGGGCTTCACGCTGGACGGTGTTCTGGCCAAAAAGCTCGATGTGAGCGGTCTTACAAGCGCACTGGACAAGGAGCGTAAGAACGTCAAAACCCTGAATGGCCTCGTGGCTTCCTTCAAGAACCTGGGCGAGACGCCCGAAGCGGTTCAACAGAAGCTGCAAGAACTTCAAGAGGCTGCCACCTCAACGAAGGAAGGGAAGGCCAATTGGGACAAGATGAAAGCGGACCTGGAAGCCGGGCACAAGCGAGCATTGGACGCCTCCGGCCAACAGATTCTCGGGATGAAGCGGACGTTGGAAAGCCACCTGATTGACGCGGAGGCCGTAAAAGAGATTGCCGAAGCCAAGGGCTCCAGTCAATTGCTTTTGCCGCACATCCGCTCCCAAGTCAAGGTGATCGAGGAAGGCGGCAAGTACGTTGTCCGCATTGTCGATGCCGAGGGTGACCCTCGTGGCGACAGCAAGGGCGGATTCATGACCATCAAGGATCTTGTGGCGGAGATGAAGACATCGGACTCTTATAGCCGGGCCTTCGATGCCACTGGTACGGGCGGCAGCGGGAAGCAGCCGGGCAATGGCGGGAAGCCGAACAATCAACAGCAGCCCACAACGGCCATGGATAAGATCCGGGCCGGGCTTGCGAAACGCGGGCGGTAACCCGGATAACTCCGGCAATTTCAAACACGAGGTATTGACTACAAATGGCTTCCGTTACATTAGCCGAATCTGCCAAGCTATCGCAGGATATGCTGGTGCAGGGCGTGATCGAGAACATCATCACGGTTGACCGCTTCTTTGAAGTCCTTCCCTTCGATGCCATCGAGGGTAACGCGCTGGGCTTCAATCGAGAGAACGCGCTGGGTGATGTCATGAACATCGGCGTGGATGCGACCATCACCGCCAAGAACCCGGCAACCTTCACTTACGTTACGTCTTCCCTGACCACCATCCTCGGTGACGCGGAAGTCAACGGCCTCATTCAGGCCACCCGATCCAACGAAGGAAATGACCAGACGGCGGTGCAAGTCGCCAGCAAGGCGAAGTCCGTTGGCCGGCAATTCCGCAATCATCTGATCAACGGGACGGGCGCGACGGACCAATTCAGTGGTCTGCTTTTGCTCGTTGCGGCTGGCCAGACCATCATCCAGGATACGGCGGGCGTCACAACCAACGGCGGTCCGCTTTCCTTCGCCGCATTGGACAACCTGATCGACTTGGTCACTGACAAAGACGGTGAAGTCGATTTCATTGCCATGCACGCCCGCACGCTGCGCTCCTATCTGGCGCTCTTGCGCGGCCTCGGTGGCGCCCTCATCTCGGAAGTCGTTACGCTGCCCTCCGGCGCGACGGTTCCGGGCTATCGCGGTATTCCCATCTTCCGCAACGACTGGTTGCCGCTCAACCAGACCCAGGGTACTCTCACCACGGGTACCTCGGTGTTCGCGGGAACGTTCGATGACGGTTCGCGTACCCACGGTATCGCGGGCCTCACGGCGACCAACGCGGCGGGTATCCAGGTGGAAGACGTTGGCGTAATGGAGGCGAAGGACAACCGTATCACGCGCGTGAAGTGGTATTGCGGTTTGGCCTGCTTCAACCTGAACGGCCTCGCAATGCTCAAGGGCGTCAGCAACTAACCGGGTGCCCGGCTAGTCTTTGGCGCATGTAAATGGCCATGGCCGGGCGCTCTCCCTCTGGGCGGGCGTTCGGCCTTTCTGTTTTAATGGAGGTTTTCTTCGATGCGTAAGATCAAATTCATTTTGGTTGGCCCCAACCAAGGTAAGTCCGGTGTCTGGGGCGGATACGTCTTTGTGGACGGTGTTTGCGAAGTGGATGCTCAGTGGGCCGATAACGCCCGCGTTCTTCTGGGCCGCTACTACAGCGCTTACCCGGACATTGAAGTCAGCAAACAGGCCGATGGAACCCTCGTGTGGGACAACCCGGACGCCGTTTTGGAACAGATTCCCGAGAAAGCGGACCATGCCGGTGTTGCCGGTGAGAAGTCCCTGGAAGAGACGCCCGCGCCGGACGCCAAGACCGCTGCGCCGGGTAAGCCCGCCGCCAAGGGCAAGTAAGGACTGGAGGCCCGCGATGCTCTATACGGATGATGATTTTGTCAACACGGCTGACCTTGTCTCCATTGACTCGGATATCACTGACATTGTGACTGCCGAGTCACTGGTGGCGGAAGGGAACAACAGCTTGGTACGGCGCGGCCTAGAGGATGCCGGGAGAGCAATTGAACGGCATCTTTATCTGGGTGACCTCTCCATGAGGGATTTGGCCGTAAGGGACACGCTTGTCTATCCGGGCCTGAGCATATCGCGGGCCTTCGGCTCTCTCGCGCAAGTGGTTATCTCTGGCGAGAGCGAGAATCACTGGTCAGTGATCAAACGTTACGCCGTGGCGAAGGTTTTGGTTTGCCTTTACCGGGCCGCTATGGCGAAGGGGAACAACGAAGATAGATACACAAACAAGTTGGAGATGGTAAAGGAAGATATCCGGTGCTCATATTGGCCGGACATGAAGAAAATTGGCATCCCGTTCGTCTTCACGCCGCTTCCTGCGCCGGGCGCTATCATGATGCGCTGCGGTACGTTCGGGGATGCCAATGGAAGCGTGGTAGCCGGAGCCGGTACCCGCGCCGATATCATCCAGTTAGTAGTTACCTGGGTGGGCGACAAATACATCTCTGGGAGCAACAAGAACAATGGCGAGAGTTACCGCTCAGAGTACTGTAACATCCAGATGGCGAACGGGAAGGTTGCCAAGGTGTCAATCATTGGACTCACGGCACCAGACGGAACGCAACAAACCTGGACGAAGGCCGAAGCGCGCTACAGCGTGGCCAAAGCGGTTGGTTGGAACGTCTGGGCCGGACTCCCGAACGCCGGAGTGATGTACCGGCAGACTCTCACGCCGGTGGCCCTTGGAACTACCACCTATACTCTCGCAGCGGACCCGGTGCTATCCGGCGAAACGTTGGACCTGGGACAGTTCCCGGACATTAACATTGAAATCAAGAATGAACTTGTCCGAGGCTAATGATGGCCAAGACTCTCAACCAACTCTTTACTGATCAATCGGATCGGCTGGATGCCGTAGTGGAAGAGTTCACCTCACGCCTAGATGTAATGGTTGAGGAAGCGCGCGTTGCCGTGCTCAAGGCCCTGGAGAACCGGATCACAACAACGGATGGCGTGGTAACGCCCGCCGCGTCAAACCAACGGGCACTAAACAATATTGACACCATGTTTATGAAGGAACTGGAGGCGAGAGGGTACGATGATCTTGTCTCCAGTTTTACGGGCTCCTTTGACGGGACGTTCTCATACTTCAGTGAGACGATGGACTTCATAAATGCCAATCTTGTATACCCGCTTCCTGACATCAAATTCGGTTCGCCGGAATTGAGCGAGTTCAAAGCTACCAAGATAACCAGTGGTACGCTACTCAAGGATGTTATGTACAAGGTTTCCGCGAATGCCAAGCGGCAAGCCCTTCTCGCCATGGGAGGGATGGACCACCGGGCGCTTACGGAAGAGATCAGTACTCAATTTGGTAAGGCGATAGGTGAGTCAACCTCTCTCGCTGACACTGCCATTAGTTCGTTCTATCGGAACATCACCGACACTGGCTTCCAGAAGATTGAAGCGGACCTCCCAGGGTTCAAAATTCGCTATACCTATGACGGTCCGTTGGACAAACTCAATCGTCCATTCTGCCTCCGGGTGGAGCGCCTAGCCCGGACCGGGAAGTCTTGGACGCGGGAAGAGATCAACAAGATGAACAATGGCCAACTCCCGAACGTCTTTGTAAGCGGTGGGGGTTTCCGCTGCCGGCACCAGTGGATGATCGCCCTGGATGACCTCAGGGCCCAGCAGGTAGCCAAGGGCGCGCCCGGCGAACCGGGAAAGAAGCCCGCCCGGACGCGGGAAGGGACTGCTAGAGAGCTTGCGGCGCGCCGGAAGGTATCGGACGCTCAGATGGCGTCCACGGAGAGCGCCCGGCCCAAGCTGGAGGCCCTACGTGCGGCATCTAAGGCCAGCCTTGGGCACGTTCGCGCCCGGAGGGAAGCCCGTGGCTAGCGAAATCACCTTCAAGACCTCCGGTGGGCAAGAGCCCGTTGACCTGATGAAGGATATTATCGACGGCATGGAACCCACAGTTGGGGATTGCCTCTATTCTGGGCAACGGCAACGTTCGCGTATCCTTACCCGGACCGCTGCTGGTATGGATTTCGAGGGCAACGCCTTCATCGATTCCAATACCAAGAACCCTTACTATTGGAACCCTTCGGCGGGAACCGGCAAGAAGCTAAGTTTTGGCCAAAGACAATCGGCTGTACAAAGGGTGATGCGAAAGCTCACTGGCAAGAAGGGATATGTACATATTGCCAGAGGGACGAACGGGAAGGTTGTGGCGGAAGTCCGTGGCTTTGGCGACACTATCCGCT